GTATAATATAGTAGTGGTGAGGGAGGATTTCTCCTCCCTGCTAGGCTTACTTCTTTCTTAGTTCCTTTATCAGCTGGGCCGCTGTAAGGGTTAGGACTAAGATTTCGAGTAAGTCTTTTGCTTTTTCAACCACCGTTTCCTCACCTCCTTTCTAATATAATTATAGCATGGTAGTATGCGAATGTCAATCGTTTTAACAGAATAATATTATAAATAATCCCAAGGGAGCCATATAGTGGGCTCTTTTCTTTTGGGCAAAAGGAGGGTGAAGCGCTTGATTGGATAACGCGGGGAATAGGGGAGTTAATCTTGAACGTTAGTAATCAGGATGAAGTGGGGCGATGGGTCCAAAACCTTATCGATGCGAATAGGATCCACGATTTCTATGTGTCTAGCTGGTGGTTGAGACTAAGGGCAGACGTATTACGAGAGCATAAGGGCGAGTGCCAACATTGTAAAGACAGGGGATATTATGCTAAGGCCAACACAGTGCACCATGTTCAGTACGTCAAGAAGCATCCTGGATTAGCATTGAGTAGGACGTATATCTACGAAGGCAAGGAGATGCAGAACCTTATTCCGCTTTGCCATAATTGTCACGAGATAGTTCACGGCTATAGGAAAAAGAAAATAGAGAAACCTTTGACTGAGGAGAGGTGGTAGAGATGGAACCAGTAGACTTCTTTAGAAAACTTAGAGATATATCAGGCGAAGTAGTTGAAGCTTATGAAAAAGAGGATGCCGGGAAGTTGGAAACTGGCATGGGGAAGTTTATGTATTTGATGGTGCAAGCAGATTGCTTGAAATAACATACCCCCCGGTCAAATAAAAAAGCATTTTAATTCAGGGGAGCTAGACCGGTGTATGTTATATACATAATACCTGGATAAGCGCGCGTGAGGGGTGGTGGGGGGTGGAGTGGCCGCAAATGTAAAAACTAAAAAATACTTGAACTCAGAGTTGTACGCCGAAGTAAAAAAAGATTTATTGGACCAACTTAACCGAAACGGAACTATTGGCAAATACTACGTGGATCTTGTTGGCGATTATATGGATATGTGGGTTACAAAGTGTCTCCTTGTTGACGACATCCAGCGGCGCGGCGTAACTATTCGATACGATAATGGCGGGGGACAAAAGGGTCTTAAGAAGAATGACAGCATTGAGCAGCGGATTAAAATAAATGCTCAAATGCTCAAGCTATTGACAGAGATAGGTATCAAGCCGGAACAATCGGGTGGTGGAGACGATGCGCTCTAAGATTAATCCCCGTGTCCTGCGCTATATCGAAATGGTTGAGAGCGGTGATGTTGAAACTTGCATTGAGCAAAAGCAACTTGTCGCAATGGTCCGCCAAGTATTTGAAACTGAGGATATTTATACCGACGACAAGCAATTAGAGCAATACCTCGATTATCAAAAATACTTCCCCTACGTTTTGTTCGAGTGGGAGGTATTTTGTTTTGCATTACACAATTGCACATATCACGCAAATGACCAGCCTCGATGGCCTGATCTATTTATCTTGGTAGGGCGAGGTAGTGGTAAAAACGGGTACCTAGCGTTTGAGGATTTTTGTTTACTTACTCCAGCTAATGGGATAAGGAATTATGATATTGATATTTGTGCCAATGCCGAGGAACAAGCGAAAACAAGCTTTAACGATATCTATAACGTCCTAGAAAACTCTGAGCACAGGACGAAATTATCAAAACACTTTTACTGGAACAAGGAGCAAATTATTAATCTCAAAACGCGCTCCATCTTAAAATACAGAACCAACAGCCCCAAAAGTAAAGACGGTATGCGAAGCGGAAAAGTTGATTTTGACGAAGTCCACGAATATGAGGATTATGCAAACATTGACGTTTTCACGACAGGTTTAGGAAAAAAGCGTCATCCTCGAAGAACCTATATTACCACCAATGGGAATGTTCGTGGTGGTGTACTTGATGACTATCTTGCAAAGTCGGAAGAAATATTAAAAGGGGCATTGCCTGACGGCGGATTCTTACCTTTTATCTGCAAGTTGGATGACAAAGAAGAAGCGCACGTTGTAGCGAAGTGGCCTAAAGCTAACCCGAGCCTTCCTTATTTCCCGGATCTATTAGGGCAAATGCTGCGTGAATACGAAGATTTTAAACGTGGCAACACAATCACCGGAGGGTTTATGACTAAGCGCATGAACTTCCCGGAAGGTAATAGGGATATAGAGGTAACTGATTGGGCCAATATATTAGCAACAAAACGAGATATACCAGACCTGACTGGACGTTCCGCTGTTGTAGGAATTGATTACGCAAAAGTAACAGACTTTGCAAGCGCAGTAATACATTTTCGGGATGGTGATATGAGATACGACATAGGGCATTCATGGTTATGCGCTCAGTCAGCCGACATACCACGCATGAAATGCCCATGGCGAGAATGGGCGGCGCGGGAGCTACTCACGGTCGTTGATGATGTGGAAATTAACCCGGATCTTATTGTTGAGTGGATAGCGGAACAAGGTGTAAAATATAACCTTGTTAAACTAGCACTAGACAACTTCCGCTATGCCTTGCTAGCTAATTCGCTCAAGAAGATTGGGTTTGATGCAAAGGAATTTAAAAATGTAAAACTAGTTAGACCGTCTGATATCATGATAGTTTCCCCCAGTATTGACAGCTGCTTCGCAAAGCAGCTTTTTATTTGGGGCGACAATCCGCCTATGCGCTGGGCAACAAACAACACAAAGATGATCAGGACGGGGATAAACAAAGATACAGGCAATATGACTTATGGAAAGATTGAAAGCAAGAGCAGAAAAACAGATCCATTTATGGCCGTAGTTGCAGCTATGACAATTGAGAATGAGTTGGGGGATGGTGGCACCTCAGAAACTCCAGATGTTGATGTATATATTTATTAGTGAGAGGGGGTGCGAATTTGGGGCTGATATCATGGTTGGTTGATAGGATTAGTGGCGACCCTGAACCAACAGCTGTAGAAATTGAAGAGTTTTTCAACCTGCAGGCAGAGCTCGTAATAAGGAATCTTGCTTTTCAGTCAGCAGTCAACCTGGTTGCGAACTCAATCAGTAAGTGCGAGTTTAAAACATATCTCAGGGGTAAGGAAGTCAAACAAAAGGAATACTACCTGTTCAATATCGAGCCGAACAAGAATCAAAACTCAAGCGTTTTTATTCATAAGTGGATCAGCAAGCTCTATGAGGAAAATGAGTGCTTGATCATCAGTGTAGGAGACCAGCTCCTAGTTGCAGATGGTTTTAATAAAAAAGAGTTTGCACTTCTTGATCATCAGTTCACCCAAGTGTCTGTTGATGGCTTCAGTTTTGATAAGACCTTTTATATGAGCGATGTGATGTACTTCCAGCTCAATAACAAAGACATCCGGAAGCTAATCAATAGCATGTATGAGACTTATGGAAAACTGATTAGTTATGGACAGAAGAGTTATGAAAAGTCTAGGGGTAGCAAGGGTATTTTGGATATCGGCACGGTTGCTCAGGGTAAAATAAACTTTCAAGAAACGTTTAATAAGCTGATGAATGAACGATTCAAGACGTTTTTCGAGGCCGAAAACGCTGTTTTACCTCTGTTTGATGGGTACAAATATACAGATATCGGGTCTAAAACCTACAGTAACGAAGGCACCAGGGACATAAAGGCCATGGTCGATGATATCTTTGATTTCACGGCTAGGGCTTTTTGCATTCCTCCAGCATTACTTCGTGGGGATATGGCTAACATCGGGGATGCTGTAGATAACTACTTGACGTTTTGTGTTGATCCGTTGTGTGACATGTTGCAGGAGGAAGTAAATCGCAAGCGTTCAGGATATGCCGGATTCAGCCAAGGTACTTTTATGAAAATTGACACTAAGACTATCAAGCATATTGACTTACTTAGCGTATCAACCGCAATTGACAAACTTATCGCCTCCGGAGCCTTCTGTATTAATGATATCAGGAAGCTGGTAGGGGAAGAACCGATCGACGAGCCGTGGGCTTGGCAGCACTTTATGACCAAGAATTACTCAACAGTCGCTGACGTATTGGCGGCGCTAGAAGGAGGGGCACCGAGTGGATGAAAAATTAGATGAAATAATTAGCGCCCTAGATACGGCATCAGGGATGCTGATTGTTGTCGCCATGAAGGATCAAACGGTGCGAAAGGCAAAGGAGATTGTTTCTAAGGCGTCATTTGATTTAGGTAATCTTATTACATTGGAGGGAGGTGAGAAGGATTGAAAAATACTAAAAAAATGTGGGAATTTAAGCAGGCAGCTCAACCAGACACGCTAGACCTGTACATTTATGGCGACATTGAAGACATTGCGATTGACTGGGTTAATTGGACTATGGTCCAATCCGAAAATTCAGCAAAGTTTTTCAGGGAAGAACTCGCCAAGCACCCCGATGCAAAGCAGATCAATGTCTACGTTAACAGCCTAGGTGGATACGTGGATGAGGCTATGGCGATAAGGAACCAGCTCAAGAGACATCCTGCAAATGTTACGGGGTACACTGATGGATTCGCGGCCTCTGCTGCTTCTTTTATATTAACGGGATGCGACCAAGTTAAGATGTATTCCAACACAATGCAAATGGTCCATAACATGTGGAGTGGTGTAGTTGGTAACGCAAAGCAAATGAGGAAAGCCGCTGAT